TTCTTTCAATCGTGGGCACCACTCCATTTTTTTCAATTTGGCACAGGTAGGCTGGTGAAATATCAAGAATTTCAGCTAGTTTACGCAAAGATATTTCTTTTTCCGACCGTTTTTCTCTGATGATTTCACCAAGTGTTTTATCCATGGTTATGCTCCTTTGATTTGGTGGTTTATGATGGGGAATTTAAAAGGACTACAGGGGTTGTATTCTGGCGAGACGTAGGACGTTTCTGCGTGTTCTTTGCCAAATTTGTTGGTTAGGCATGGGCTATTCAGTTTCTGTTGCTCTAGCAGAATACGGGCGGCGAAGGCTTGCAGTTTTTCGCGGTCATCGGTTTGTCCAAAGATTTGATTGATGAGATTGTCAATCATTTGGTAGGAAAGGATGTTATTTTGAATCATTGGATTGGTCCTTTTGTTTGACAAGATGCTTGATAAGAAGTTCCATGGATTTGGGGATAGGGTATTCACCCGATTCATAAGATCGGATCGTGCGAACGCATTTCCCCACAATGGCGCATAGGCTTGTCTGACTAACGCCCAAGTCTAACCTTGCTTGTTTAAATTGTTCGGGTGTCATTTGTGGTGGTTCCTTTGGGGCTTTGGTTCATAGTCGGGATCGAGGAAAAAGTCGGTGTAGGCCTTATAGAGGACCGACAAAAAGGCTGGTTCCATTTCCTTTCTTTGATCTAGGTCTGGATAGAATTTTTGATGCACTTCATGGTTTTCATACGGTGTTTTGATGACATAGTTTGTTATAATTTGGTCACCAAAATTTATTGAAAATGAATTGTAAACAATTCCATGCAAGGCCCATGTCAAAATGAATTTCCTACCGGAAAAAGCAACATTGACCTTGGGATAAAGTGGCTCGCCTGTGCGGCTGTGATAATACAGCGGCAAAAGATTGCAGATCACATCTAGGGTTTCATGTTCTGTCTCAGAAAGATTGCGATTAAGTTGTTCCTCTAGTGCGTCAAGGCAATGAGTTTTTAAGGGGTTTTCGTCTGTCATGGTTATTGTCCTTTTTCAAGCGTGGTGATTCTGGCCTCCAAGCGCAAATATGCTCTGCTGTTTTCGGCGCAACGTTCATGCAATCGTTTGATCTCTTCCATAGTCCGTCTTTCTTGTCTGATGGACAGATAATGCAGCACGGCAAAGCCAAAGCAGTTAATGGTTAGAATTGTTAGAATGATACTGGATATGGTCATAAACGTTTCCTTTTGTTGATGATAGATATACAATACTGCAATACTTGCAGGATGTCAAGGAAGAAATTGCATCATTTAAACGGGGAAATATCCAAGTTGTGTGGCGTCTTTAATGATGCATTGCCCGTAGTAGTGGGCGGCTTGTTTGCTGATGAATTCCACGCGTTCCATTTTGGTGAACAGCGTTTTGCCTTGTGACTTTACGATATAGGCGGGAACGTATCCGCCTTTGTTGCCTTTGATGATTCGGAGGATGATTTTGGGGTTCATGGTTTATTCTCCTTTAAATAAAGTTTTCGGCAAGAAAGCGCTCACCGGAAAGTGGGACGATTTGGGTTAAACAGTTTATGTCTTCGACGTTTTCAAAGGTGGTGTTGTGGTCTTTGTTAAAGGCATCGAGGTCATCATAAACGGCCCAGTTGTTTGTAAGTTCCACCACGTCAAAATTGAACGGCGTGCCACGTTCTCCGACTTCTTCGGATTGATCCCAAAGATATTCAGCAATCGCAACGCACGCCTCAGGGTCACAACCCCAAGGGTAGAGGTTAGATTTTAAAAGTTGCAAAGCGGCTTCGTATTGAGAGAGTTGGATGGTTTGAATAAACATAGTCGTTGTTTCCTTTGTGTTGTGTTGGTTTAGTGGCTGCCCCAGACAAAAAAGGCTAGGGCAATCACGGATAGGGTTTCGAGAAAAGACATAATAACAATCCCTTTTGTTGTGTGTGTTTGGACACAATACACAAAAGGGGTTAAGGAAAGGTTAGGATGGTGTTATCCAATACAGATTTCTTCGCCGTCTATTTCAAGGTCCATTGTTAGATCGTCTCTCCATTCGGAAAACTTTTTGATCATTTCAGCTTTGTCCTTTTTGGATAGGGCAATACAGTACGAATACTGGCGTAACTTGCTTTCTGGGCTTGGTTTTTTAAAAGATATTTGGCCTAAAACATAAACGTTTTCCGCGCTTTGTATGATTTCTAGGGCTTCTTTGATAGGGTAAGGTTTAAATCCTGTCATGATCTTGGTTTCCTTTGTTAATTAAATTTAGTTTTTTTATTTTGTTTTGCCCATAATATATTTGTCCCAAACCATCTGCTCGATCAAAGAGAATGTGGAGGGTCTTTTGTTTTCATGATGTATCACTAGCACGCCGTTTTTTGTGTAGCGTTTCTGGGCCCATTTACAAATCTTAGAATACCTGATATGGGCTTCCTTTTTTATGTTCAAATTGGGTTCAAATACTTCTGCGGTGAAGGTTATTGTCATGGCTTGGTTTCCTTTGTTGTTTACGCAAAAACGTGCGCTTCAGGGTTCAAAGCTTTGATTTTTTCCAAAACCACGGCCAAAGGCGTTTTTGTTGTGAACGGTGTCGGCAAAGTATCGGCCCCGAACAACTCAAAAGTTTTTGGGCTGTTGGTTTTTATGTGATACGCGCCGCCAATAAGCAGAATTTGGATCGTTTCGGTTGTCATGATTTGGTTTCCTTGTTGAGTGTTGAACGCTTGTGTTGTTGTTATTAAAGATACTATACTGCAATAATTGCAGCCTGTCAACAGGAAAATGCAAAAAAATGAAAAAAAATAGGAAAAAAGAAAAGGCTTGATTTTATAGGGTTTTGTTGTCATACATACACAAAAGGGAGGATTTTATGGATGATGATAAAAAGCCGACGAAAAGCAAAAAGAAAAAGCTAACACCTAAGCAAGAGAAATTCGCTCGGAACGTTGCTAAAGGAATGAAACAGGTTGATGCTTACCGTGATGCTTACGACACAAAAACAACAAATAAAAACTCACAGCGCGTGCGAGCATACGTAGAAAGTACAAAGAGTAACGTCGCTGATATGATAGCTGATCTCAAGGCAAGAGCAGAGCAAGGCGTTGTTTGGACCCGTGAGATGGCCATGACGGCACTGTTAGACACGTACCAGCTAGCTAGGGACCAAAACCATGCACAAGGTGCCACAGGGGCTTTAAAAGAGCTAAACGCGATGTATGGGTTTAATGAGGCCACAAAAATCAATATCGGTGGGCAGAAAGGTAATCCGATTATCATTGCACCGGATGAAAAGGACCTCTAATGCTTATCAAATGGACCGATAAGCAAAAACAGGCTTTAAAGCTACTTAGTGGCGATGCAAAGCATGTCATGCTCTACGGAGGATCACGTTCTGGCAAGACGTATCTCTTGACTCATGTGGTGTTCATCCGTGCTTTAAAGTATGACAAAACGCGTCACGCTATTATCAGGCAAACCCAGACAGCAGCAAGGCGGTCTTTATGGCTTGGCACTATTCAGGATGTGATAGCCAGCAGGTATCCTGATGCTGAATTAAAGATCAATAAGACAGAGATGACAATTACCTTCCCCAACGGATCGATGATTGAGATAATGGGCGTGGATGAAGGCGCAAAGGAAAAGATGTTGGGAAATGAATACACCACCATATACTTTAATGAATGCTCGGAGATGATGTTCAGCACCGTTTCCTTTATGTATTCACGGCTAAGCCAGAAGAGCGCGGCTAAAAACAAGTTTTTCTATGACCAGAACCCACCGCATATCTCTCACTGGTCTTTCCCGATGTTTGTTCAGGGGATCAACTACTACAGCAAGGAAAAGCACGTCACGCCTGCCGATTATGTATCGCTTGTGCTAAATCCTGCCGATAACGTGCAGAACATATCCAGCGACTATATCCAACAGCTTATGGAGAACATGAATGAGCAACAAAAACAACGGTTTATTTTTGGTCAATTTGCAAGTGATCCAGACGAAAAGACGGTGTTCACCAACTGGACTATCAAGGCCTTTAATACTGACGTGGATGCTGTCTTTCAGTTTGGGTGTGACTTTGGTTTTAGTGTAGATCCCACGGTCCTGATACGCTGCTATCTCAAAGAGCGCACACTATACATAGACCAAGAGCTTGTTCTTAAGCAGTGTGAGACAATAGACATGCCTAAGATGTTCCTGAGCATACCTGAAAGCCAGCGGTATATCATCGTGGCGGATTCATCACGGCCAGAGACCATATCGCATCTTAAGCGGCATGGATTCCCTAAGGTGATGCCAAGCCTGAAAGGCAAGAATAGCGTGATTGAAGGGATAGAATTGCTGAAGGGATACAGGATTGTGGTGCATCCACGTTGCGAAGAGACGATTAACGAGCTGTCCTTTTATAGCTATGCCACGGATAAAGACAGCGGGAAGGTGTTGCCAGAGCTTGCAAAGAATCAATCGGATCACTGCATTGATGCGCTACGGTATGCGTGTGAGGGCTTTAAGAACCTAAGACGTGAAGAGCCTAGGCCTTTAAGGCTTGTGGATACGTTTGGAAACTGGAGTGCAGGTTAAATCATGTCCAGCAACAACAGTAAAACCAGCAATTCGTCTTCTTCCTTGATGACAAAGTTTAAGTAAATCTTTAAAAGTATCTCTAAGGCTTTTGTTTCTTTTAAGAGTGATGGCCTGTCTATCTTGGCAATGTCTTGGGGTTTTTTGATTGAGACGTTAAACAGGGCGGAAAGTTGTTTTAGGTCTTGTTTGATCTTCTTTTTAGGTATTTGCTTTGTGATGATTTGTGTGACAATGGTGTCGATGTGGACTTTGTGTTTCTTTTGGTGTGCAGGAATGTATACGTATCCACCGCCGCCTAACAATTCCACGTCTTGCGTGGTGGTGTTGGGTGTCCAGTAGTTGCCTGCCCAGTATGTTTTAGCCCAGTATCGGTTAGACCACATTTTTGTTTGACTTTAAGGTTTTTTTAACTATAGCCTATAAACAAAATAAAGGAAAAACTTTGTGAAAGACGAAGATTTAGTCCAGAAAATTAAGGATAAGTTTGACAGAGATCAAGGCTATTGGTCATCAATATATGATGAAGCCAAGCGTGATATGATGTTTTTGTCTGGTGAACCGGATGCGCAGTGGGTTGGTCTTAAGAAGCCTATAGGCACGGCGCTTACCATTGACAGGCTTTCGTCTGTGGTGAATCAGATTGCGAATGATATACGCATGAACACGCCGGCAATTAAGGTGATTCCAGGGGACCGTGAATCTAGCGAGGATGTGGCGGAAATCTTATCGGGATTGATAAAGAACATTGAATACGAATCCATGGCGGATTCTGTGTATGATTCTGCTGCGTTGTCGTCTGTACGTTGTGGCATTGGCTTTATGCGCATTGAGACGGAATACGAAGATGATACGTCTTTTAATCAAAAGATATGCATAAAGAGGGTGGCTAACCCGCTGAGTGTTTATATTGATTGCACGTCTGTTGAGGCAGATGGTTCGGATATGAAGCATGCAACAATCTTACAAGAGATATTGGTTTCAGATTTTAAAGAGGATTATCCTAATTTTGATCCTTCATCATTTAAGGAAGGCGGCATAGAGCGGCAGTATAAAGACGAAGATAGTATTTTTATTGCCGAGCATTTTTATATTGAGAATAAAAAGGAAGAGCTTGTATCGCCGGATGATGAGACGATGCGCCGTCCTGTTGTTAGGAAGGTGATTCACAGGGTATTGGTGTCTGGCAAGGATATTTTAGAAAAGACAACGTTTCCAGGGGATTATATTCCTGTTGTTCCTGTATTTGGGGAAGAGTATTGGGTTGAGGGCAAGCGGTATTTGGCAAGTGCCATTCGTCGGGCAAAGGACCCGCAAAGGATGTATAACTACTGGCGTTCTGTTGAAACGTCATTGCTGATGAAACAGCAAATTGCTCCTACTATGGTGGCTGAGGGTCAAATTTCTGGCTTTGAAGACGAGTGGAAAAATCCAAATTCTTTAGTTGTGCAGTACAAACTTTTGGATGCGACTGGAAATACTTATCCTTCGCCGCAAAGATTGCCGCCGCCTCAGATACCTTCTGGTATTGTGAATGCTGCCTTAACGATGGCAGAAGATATTAAGGCCACAACGGGTATCTTTGATGCGTCTTTGGGAAATAAATCTAACGAGACCAGCGGTATTGCAATTCAGAGACGGCAGCAAGAAGGTGACACGGCCACGTTTCACTTTGCTGATAACCTAACGAAAGCAATATCTTACGCAGGAAGGGTGATTGTATCTGCTATTCCTAAGATTTACGACACGGCCCGTATTTTGAACGTTATGGACCTTGAGGGGAACGTTAAGAAGGTTGGGGTTAATGGTGAGATAACAGAGGATCAGCAAGAGGATGTTGACCTGACAAGGGGACGCTACACCGTAAAGGTGACAACGGGTCCATCCTTTACGACAAAGCGACAAGAGTCGGCGGATTTCTTTGGAAAGATTGCGCAATCTCAGCCTGAGATGATGCAGATTGTTGGTGATTTGGTGTTTAAGTACATGGATTTACCAGGTGCGGAGGCTTTATCGGAAAGAATTAAGAAAACCATGGATCCGAGGCTTTTGGACGAAGAAAACGATCCCATGGCGGCGCAATATCAACAGCAGATGGAAGCCATGCAGCAGCAGCTACAAGCGGCAGCGCAAGAGATGCAAGCCATGCAGCAGCAGCTTGATAACAAACAAGCTGACACGCAGATAAAGGTTCAGAGTGAACAAAACAAGGTTGAAATTGAAAGCGCAAAATTGACGTTGCAGCAGTCTGAAATGGAAACAGATGCTCAGTTAAAGCAGCAAGAACTTGAGATAAAGTTTAAAGAACTTGAGATTAAAGAACAGGAATTGATGATCCGTTTGGAAGAATTGCGGATGCAGAAAGAATTAAAAGAACTTGAGATTATGACGAATAACTTTAATGCCCAAAACCAAGAAGATAATTCTGGTGAGATGGAAAAAGAAGATGAAGGTGATAATGGATCAAGGGATTTAGAACTTGCTCTTTTGCAAGGTAACAGTGCCGCAATTCAGGGAATAACTAACCTGATGCAGAGCAAAAAGAACATCACGATCAACAGAGATGCCAACGGATTGATGGAATCCCTGACCGTTATGTAAAAGTGTATTGAAATTTTAAAAAAGGTGCTGTATGAATGAAGAAAATGTCGTTGTAAATGAAGAGGAAGTTTCCTCTGATGTTGCAACAGATGAAAGCCAGATTGAAGAAAGTAAGGTTGAGAGTCCCGAGGTTCAGGAAGAAATTGCCGAGCCTGAAGATGATACGCCCTTTCCTAAGAAGGCTGTAAACGCTATTTCGAGGCGTGAAAAGAAGATCGAAAAACTGCGTGCGGAAAACGAGCAGCTTAAGGCTCAGTTGCAGCAGGTGCCCTCTAAAGAACAGGTTTCACAGGTAAAAGAACCTGAGGTTTCAAAATCTGACTCTGCTCCTAATCCTGATGATTACGAGACTTGGGATCAGTATCTTGAGGCTAAGGTTGAGCATAATGTGAAAACGGCTTTAGAGAAAAGAACATCGCAAGAAAAACAATCTGAGGCTTCTCGGAAAGAGCAGGAATACTTTAGCCAGAGAATTAAAGACTTTGGTGCGAGTGTTGACAAGCATTCTGAGAGGATTTCTGATTTTGAGGTTATTGGTGATCGTATTGAAAAAGACGTTTTGCCTAATCTATCTGAGGATGTTCAAAAGGCCATTTTGGAATCAGAGGATGGGGCTTTGGCTCTTTACACTTTGATGAAGGAAGGTCGCATTGAGGATTTAGAGGACATGGACGGGCGAGAGGCCTTGAGATTTCTTGCTAAAGCTGAGGTGCGAGGCCAAAAATTTGTTGAGAATTCAAGGAAAGTTTCTGCTGCACCAAAGCCTATTCAGGCGGTTAAGGGCACGGGGACTTTTAAAAAAGACGTTGCTGACATGACCCCTGATGAGATCAGGAAAAAATATAACCTTAGATAAAGGAAAAACTGATGCCTAATACAATTAACACAAATAAATCGGCTCCTGGTCGGATTGCCAAAGTGGCAGCGACCATGTTTGCTGATGATATGCAGTTTGTAAGAACCATTGCGCGGGAAGATTCGGTAGATTTTGCCCCGCAGGCTGGTGGTTACAAGCCTGGTGACACGATTTTTATCAATAAGCCTCCTCGGTTTACGACAGGAACGAACAGAGATATTACCTCTGGTGGTATCCAGGACATTACGGAAGAAAAGGTTGCAATGACGTTAAATCAGTCGTTTACGGCGGCTGTGGCCTTGACATCGAATGAGTTTGCAACAGAAATGGCGTTTGATTCGTTTGCCGTGCGTGTTTTAAAGCCTTTGGTGTCGCAAATGGCCCAGCGCATTGAGTCAACGTTTATTCAGTTGGCGTGTCAATCTACGGCTAACGTTATTGGTACTGCTGGATCAACCGTGTTTAACACCTTGACCATGATGCAAGCTAACCAGCGTATGACGGAGTTGCTGGCAACAGGTAGTGAAAACGAGTGGATTGCTTTGTTGTCTCCTGGCGCTAAAACTTCGGCTGTAGATGCGAGAAAAGGTTTGTTTCAGTCTTCTGAGGAAATCTCTAAGCAATACAAACGTGGTGTGATGGGTCAGGCGGATGGTTTTACTTACTTAAGTAACAACCTGATGTACACCCACACAACGGGTACGGGAACGCAAACAGATGGTTCGGTTACCACAACGGCAAACATGACCAACGGTGCTTCGACCATTGCTGTGACGGGTTTAACGGGCTCTGGGACAATCACTGCTGGTACTGTGTTTACGGTGGCAGGTGCGTTTGCGGTTCACCCTATTACCAAAGCAACCTTGCCGTTTTTGCAGCCTTTTGTTGTAACGACAACGGCAACGGCGTCTTCTGGTGCGGCCACGCTTTCTGTTTCCCCAACCATTTACAGTTCTACGGGTGTTGGATTGCAGAACGTTTCTGCTTTGCCGAGTTCTGGTGCGGCTGTGGTGTTTTTAACGGGTAAGACTACAAGTACAAACTTTCAAAACTCTTTGACGTATTGTAAAGATGCGTTTCGTTTTGCGTCTGTGCCCTTGATTTTGCCAGGTGGTATGGACAAGGCGGCGCAAGAGACTGTGGATGGCTTGACCATTCGTGTCTTGGCGGATCACGACATTAAAACCGATCAATACATCCTTCGATTGGATTTCTTGGGTGGGTTTGTTCCTGTTCGTCCTGAGTGGGCTGTGCGGGTTACGGCGTAACGCATGGGGGGATGAGAAACTGTCCCCCTTTTTAATCATTTGAGAGGTTTTTATGAGTTCAGGAATTATCGGAGGCAACACGTTTGCCATTTGTGCGGTGGTGGTCAACTTTAACCCTGCGTCTGTAGCGGCGGCAACAGTAGCGGCGCAATCGGTTACTGTTCCAGGTGTTTTGCCTAATGACATTGTTGTTGTGGTGCCTCCTTCAACGCTAAACGCTGGTTTGGGCATTG